GCCGCTCTTGGCAAATGTAGTCAGGTTGCCCGTACCAGCAGTCAGCACAATGGACGTTGCCCCCTGCGCGGTATCTGCATTCACAATGCCCTTCACAACACGACCAAGCTGCGTGTAGATCAGGATAGGATCATTGGCATTGAGTTTCGCCGAGGTCGCAGAGCATGGCAGCGTCGTCCTCGTGCCGTCCCATGTGGAGTCGGCAGAAAGCGTCGCAATGACATCGCCGGGATTGCCCAAGTAGGCTGTAATCGCATCAGCCGTGACTTGGAAGTCAGCGCGGTTTACGGTACCCGATGGCTTTACCTTGTCGCCAGCGGTCACATCTATGCTTGCAGACGCAAATGAAATACTTGTTGACCCCTTCGGCGCATCTGCGGAAAGTGTAACCTTTACAAGCGTATCATCGCTTTGCTCAATGTATACTTCGGCCCCAGTCTTTACGCTGATGCCCCAATTTGTAACCGCAAGTGATGTATATGTGCCAGCCTTTGTCTCATTGATGGTGCCGAGGCTTTCGCCAAGGACAGTTACGGCAAAGCCCTGCTCACCAAGACGGGCAAGCGTCAGAAGCTCCTGCTCAAGGAAGTAGACACCAGCAGGGGCTGGCATATCTTCGGCAAACGAAACACCAGTACCGGGGCTGTCCTTGTCCTCAATGGACAGTGTTGTAGCAAGGGCATCCTGATCGGCAGAGATCCGGGCCTGTACAAACGACAGGTCTGGCCCCATAATGGCAATTAGGTCGCCATCCTTAAAGATCGGTTCTGTAATGGACTCAACAGATATGGACGTTACTGTGCCAGCACTAATCGTTGCCGTAGTTCGCGTGATTGCCGTAGAGCCATCAGCAAATAAGGCATTTCCAATGTTATTGAAAAATGATGCTGTGGATTCTCCTACGCCACCGCGTGATCCAGTAAAGCCAGCTCCATTCTTGATGATGTTGCTCGTATCAAAGTATCCTGACTCGGTTACCTTATACCATGTGCCATCACTTGTGTCCCTGTTCCATGACAGAGACACATCCATTGGGGCATACTCGCTTCCACCGCGAGACAGAACGTGCCAAGGGCTTGCAAGGATGGGTACACCGCTTGACTCAAGGCCAAAGTATGTTGCAGCATGGGTCTCCCTTGGTGAACGCATGGAGCGGAGCATGGCCTTGCCAAGAAGGGCTTCGTGCGACACATTGCTTTCCGCACCAGTAATCGGTGCCTCCTCCCAATCAGAGGTACCCACAAGGCCGTCTGAGTCCAGCGACATGCCGAACTGAGATGGATTGTACGGCGAGTCCCCCACGAATACGCCTTGGTCACGAATCCTCGCCACCTCTGTGGTCTGCGTAGAATCGTATGTAACCGTGCTGGTGGAATCTGCGTTTGGATTGTTGCCAGCAAGAATCGGCTTGACATCAACATTGTCCCAGCGAACCTCATCTACTGGGTATCCAACAGCACTTCCAACCACTGATAGTGCATTCCATATAGCCGGACCAATGGTCGTTGTGATTGTGCCGCCAACCGGGGTCTTGTCAAATACAAACCCAGATATGCTGTGCGTGTCCCCATCCGTAATTCTGAATGCTATCCATTCAAGTGATGTTGACCACTCATATACACCATAGGACGCTTTTTTTAAGTAGTATGTGGACGATGAACCAGTTAGCTTTACCTGTGCATATACTGTGCCACCAGAGTTGCCAAAATTTAGGAACCTTGCAACAACATTATCGCCATTTGCTGTTGGCAGAAAGGAAAGAGAAAATGAAATGCGCTGATCCTGTGCAACCTCTACACGGGATACGGAATAAGCATACCCGCCCTTCTTGGTTCGTATATCCTGCAACAAGGTTACTCCAGCGGTAGGAGCAAAGAATACAGTCGTATCACCAGGAGCAAGGCGCGATGTCAGCGTAGTGGTAAAATACTGCGTTGCGTCGCGAAGGAAGATTGTTGTGCCAGCGGGCAGGAAGTTTCCGTCATATGCACTAATTGCGGCAGATGTAAGTGTTCCGCTTGGGTTTGTGGTTGACGTAGCAATGATCTTAATCGTATTAAGATCACTCGTGCCAGTAGATGCATCGCAGTAGTCCTGTACAAACTCCTCAACAGACCCGGTGCCGCTTCCTGTTGTTGTTGTCGGCAGGGTCCCATCGCCAGCTATTGCCCTTATAACGGTTGATATAAATTGCCCATCCCCATTACCATTGTTCTCATAGCGACCACCAGCAGGGCCAACAATGGTCCATCCAGCAGGGTCATAGTCAAAAAACTGATTGGACTCAATGTCAAATCCGGGGTTAGGCATGAACTTGTATTCGCCATGCTGAAAGTTTACCCGAACGGCATCATACTGCGGGAGCTGAGACAATGTGCCGCGAGTGCGCTCTACCGATTCTGTTCCCGGTGTGATAACATGAGCAGTAACATCCTCATACGCTGGTGACTGCGCTAATCCTTGATAGTCGTAGTGCCACCTGCGAATAGAATTGTCTCCACGCTTGTTCACCTGCAAAATGTGCCATGCCCCCTCCCATTGGAACATGATGCAGCCCCATGTAATGAGGATGTCCCTTACCACATCAATGGACTTTATGGGGCGATCAGACTCCCCATCGTTCCTTGCCCGCTGCCTATATCCTTCCCTATCAACATACACATTGTCCCACGGGTTGTCACTCGCCAAGAGCTGGCTGCCGCTGACTCGCGGATAGTGCGACGATGTGATATATAGGTCAAGGTCCAGCCCCATCTTATCAAGAGCCGTAGCCATTGCAGATGTGTATGTAACGCGACCCGTATATAGCTGCTCGTACTCACCAAGAATGGACGTTGCCGTAGATGAAAAGGTTTTTCGGTTCAGCATATCAATGCCGTCCGTTGCAGACAAATTGATTACTGCATTGCCATCCTCATCCTTGCTGACTTGACCTCGCTTGATGTAGCCGATCCACTTGACCGTGTTAACATCGCTGGCGGCATCCTTCTCCCGAACAAGCGTAATCCGAAGGATATACTTGTCCTCCTGATTGGAGGATAGCAGCGACACCATATCGCTGTATAGTTCTCCATTGGCATTGTCGTATAGTGAGATCGTTGTCTCACTAATCAGGAATGGGCTGTACTCATCATTGTCAGACATACTCCATGATGTCTGGATAAAGTCACGACCAGCCGCTTCAAGCGTAGAGACAAAGGTGCCCCCCTCCTCAAGGATCTCCCACTTGTAGCGATTGCCACCCTCAGAAACGAAGTAGTTGCCAGGATTCTTATATGCGGCTACTAATGCCATCTATCCCCCGATCACAAGATTACGAGTAAAGCCCATCTCCTGACGAGCCGTTGTTTCTGCTGATACAACAGCCACAAGGTCGCGGCCACTTGCAACAAGCCTACCACTGAACGACGGCGCATTGCTTGTCGCCGGGAACATGCCTTGTGAGCTGAATGATGCCGGACTTGTCAGCGGGTTTGGCATTGTAAAGTTTGGCCTTGATGCCGATGCCCCTGATGATGCAGAAGATCCGTTTTTTCCTGCTGCCTTTATTCTTGACTTAACAGCAGATCCAAGTGCAACAAGGGCAACGCCAGCTGCGATTGCTGCTGCTGGATGTAGGTTTCTAAAGGCATTTTTGATTCCCTCAAGAGCTATCCCTGTGCCAATGGCAATCTTGCCAAGCTGAATAGCCATATCCGCAATGGGGAGTAACAGCTTCTGTGCAACATTTCCTTCGCCAGAAGCAAGTTCACCAAGGCCAACAATCATATCAGTAATACCATTTCTCACGGTATTTTGAAATGCCTTGTTCATCCTGTCAAGGGCTTCCTCAACCATATCGGCCTCTGTCTCAAGGGCCTTGCCAAGATCCAGCTCGCCCTCTGGAAGGGTGAAATTAAGGATTGCATCCTCTGTCTCCAGAGACAGGGTTCGCATTCGCTCTGCCGTTGCCGCAACCTGATCACCAATGGTGTCAAGCCTTTCGCCCAAATCAAGTGCATCTGGTTCGGGAAGAATAATATCCGCGAGATTCTTGTCCTCAAGATCAATGGACATCTGCCTTATTGCCTCAACAGAAACCCGCGCCGCATCCCGAATTAAATCCTTTATGGTTTCAAGTCTTTCTCCAAGATCGCCTTCTCCAAGGTCCTGTATTGGGCCAAGGTCTGGGCCACCTGGAGCTATCTCTACGTTAAGTCTTTGTGAGGCGGCAAATAATGCCTCCTCCTTATCTCTCATTTCCTCAAGTAGAACAAGCCGCTCTTTTTCTGATTCTATCTGCTTATTTGTTGCATTTATTCTATCAGAATAAAACCTTGCTATCTCTGGAAATGCTTGTTTATTGAACTCATATGACTGCCTATCGCCCTCAACCTGCTGCTGAAGCATGTCAACATAGTTTTTTTGCGCGTTGGCAAGATCTGTTAGCTTGTCAAGATTGACCTCAATGCCTTCTGGGCTGCTTGATATTTTTAGCAGTTCCTCCGTAGCACTTTTTAGGTTCTTCGCTTCTGCTGAGGCTTTTTGTGCCCTTGTAGCAAAGAACTCAACGGCGGCAGAAAGTGCAGAAAAGCCAAGGATTAAACCACCGGGGCCGAGCAATGATTTGCCCATTGCCTTTACGAGGTTATTGAACCCGCCCATCTGCACACTTCCGAGGGCAATGGCTGTGAATGTCTGCTGAATGTTGTTGTTAACAGCGCGAAGCCCTTGGGCGAAGCCCATCCCAAATTGGGCAGAATCCTGAAATGCCTGACCAAGGGATAATACCGCAAAGGATGCGGAACCCATTGCACCCGTATTCTGCTGAACAGCCCCTGTGACCTGATTCGTAGCAGTCACATTTTGACGCTTTGTGGCATTAAGGGCGCGTCGCTCCCTGTTCTCCAGCTCAATCTCCTGAACGGCAAGCCTCCTGAGTTGCAACTCCTGCTGCATCTCCTTCAGAAGAACGCTGTCACCGGCCAACTCCGCCTTCTGTAACGCAAGTTTAGCATTGATGGCAGCAGCCTCTGCCCTGTGCATCTCTGTGATGGCCTTTATTCCAGCCACCTCTGCTCGGCTGATATTCAGCCTTTCGCGCATTGTTTGCAGGTACTGCTTCGATACCTGCTCGGCTGCTTTTTGCGCTCCGATAGAACCACTTACGCCCTGCTGAAAAGCGTTGAAGTTCTTACTGAGGGCAATCGTGCCGCCAGACAAATCTGCCAGCGTCTTTTGCAGCTTCCCAAATGAGGCATTTGCCCCAGCTACATCGGCAAGGATCTTAATAAGGATGTTCTGCTGCTCTGCCACTATTTATCCTTTATTTTGTAGCCGACGCCCTCAGTCTTGCGGCGATTGTTTTGCCAAGCCACGGCAATTTCCGTGTACGTGCAATGCTCCTTGATGGCCTTTGACCTTACGGGGTCGTCAGAGGCCAGCTCAAGGCATATAATGGTCCATGCGTCAATCTCGCGCATGAACTTGCGGGACCAACCCGCCTCTACGACTCGGCTTTTGGGGTCGCTGAAGCCTCGGATGAGGTTGAGCCTGGACTCAGCTTCTCCACGATCTTCAGCACTAACGTAAAAAAATCCTGCACCACCTTACTCGCCATCCCGGTGATCGCCTTGTCGTCTGAGAAGTCGGGCAGCCCAGCCAATACTTCGCGGCATACCTTGAGGTCGGTAATGCCTTCTTCTTCGGCCATCTTGAACACCCGATTCTGAAGTTCGGCAGTAGGGGGAAGGAGGCGGCCCCATTTGCCCGGAGCCACCTCGTATTCGTTCCCCACTGCTACTTCGTATTCCCCGTTAATGACTGTATTGATGTCAATCTTAGCCATGATCCCTCTTTATTTGTTTTATTCAGTTACCAAACTGCTTACGTCTGCCTCATCGTATCCAGATGCCACAAACTCAACGGCAAATCCGTGAAGGTAGTTTTCTGGGATGCTCAATGCATCAGCAGTACCATCAATCTGCTCATCAGTTGAGCTGCTTGACGCTCCGTTGGTGAACGTAATCAGATCGCCCCAGTTGCTTGCAACGCCACGCAGAACAATTCGGATTGCCCGTGGCATGGAAGCATCTTCGTCTGCGAAGTTCTTGTAGACGCGACCCGTGAACACCTCAAAGCCGGAATGCGGAAGCGCAAATGCTACGCGCTTGGTTTCGCCTTCCGTGAACGTGCTGTAGTAGTCCGCGGGAAGCATGAACTCAAGCTCAAATCCACAGCTTGAGAAGTACGGACGACCGTTGCCATCCGTGCCGTCAAATGGGAATGAAAATGATAGAGTTGGAACGTCAATCGTTACACCAACGTCAGTCCACGTTCCACTTGCACCACCGTTAAGAACGTCATCGTTGGACGCGCCACCAGCCGCAACATATACCCGCTCAACATCGCTGACGCTGTGCAGGATTGGCGTAACGCGAATACGACCCTCATTGAGAATTTGCGTATTTCCGCCGATATATGTTACAGTCGCTTGGGTGTCGGCCTTGGCAACCATGATGGCATTAAGCTCATCAAACTGGTCAACCTTGAACGCATTGAATGTCAGCGTCTTGGTCATCGATCCGCGATCTACGGAATGACCGATAGCTGCATCAAAGCTATCTTTTTCTGTCGCAAGGCTATATCCATCAATCATTTCTGCCGGAATGGTGGCCGTGCTGGTTCCATCCGCAATAACGATCTGAGTGATCTCGCCCGCTCCTGCTTGAAATGTACTCGCCATTTTTTATTCCTCGTTTACGGGGGGTTTTTCTTCCTTCTGTTCCGCCTCGGTTTTAGCCTTTGGCGCAGGGGCGGGCTTGAAGTGCTTGTCGTATGTTGTTTTGCTGATCCGTCTGCCGAATTTATCCACCGGAAGGCTGAGGGATTTGTCAACGGTGTACTCCGTCCCCGCCTTAAGGCGGACCCCTTCAACGATCATAAAGTGCGGAATTTTGACCTTCATTAGTCTGCCCTCCGGGGCTTGATATTCCATGTAACTAAGAACGCCATAGCGTTCGGGTCGTTGGTCGGTCTTGCACGGCGTGACACAAAGTTGTGTGCCGCTACGCGATCCAACACATCCTGATGCTTGTTGTCCTGATCAAACAGATCAAATGTCAGGGCATCAGCAATCTCAATAAGTCGGCTGGACATTCCCTTGTAGTCGCCCCTGCGCCCACGAGAAACAACGTGGATGTCAACAAGCTCTTCCATGTACAGGGGAATCCCAGAACCCGTCACAACACCAGCATTGCCGTCTGCAATGCCAATCACAACGACGGTATGAATGTTTGTACCAGCACTTTGTGCAAAGTGGTAATCAATGGCCTGGTCCAGGGTGCCATGAAACTGCACAACAGCATCTACGGCATCGCCAAGTGTCTTTTCTACTTGGCCGTGGATGGCGTCCAATACTTCCTGTGTGCTGTGGTAGGCCATTAGCCAAACTTCAGATTAAGGTAATTATCTCCTCTGTGCCACCAGCCTGATAGAGCTGCCTTGATACCATCCTTGCTACCTCATCTGCTTCCTGCACCGTAAGGCCCATAAACGGGCGGGGCTTGTATTGGGATTTCCTCCCATATTTTCCAGATGTATGGATTCTTGCAAGGTCGGCACCATGAAACTGCTCTGGCAGCCCGATGCTCACATTGGCATCCTCGGCGCGAATAAACTGGCCAGATGCTCCGCGTAGCTTTGATCCACGGCCCTCTGGCGCAGACCTTACGCCGCCACCAGATAGAACTTGGATACTGTTGACCATAGCACCCGTGTCAACCAAATACACCGGGGTCTGTGAGCCAGCCTTTTTGCGTTTGGCGTACTCCTCGTTGTAGTAAGTGGCCCCTCCGGTCCACCCGAGGCTTGCACCCTGCCCACTCCTGAGCCTGTTCTGGATAACACTAACAAAGTGCCTTCCAACTCCCTCAATGGCTGGTTTGATTGATGTGGCAATGCTTGCCATCTCGCCCAAAGCCTTGTTGCCAATCTGGGTGTTAGCCATTAGCCCACCCAGTTGCGTGGACCCTCAAAGGAAGCCAAGTCCTCGTCGGTAGTGCTGTCCAGTTGGTCAAAGAAGTCGGGGTCGCGCATCAGGACACGCATCAGAGCATTGAACGTCTCGTTGAAGCGAAACTCCATCATCTCAGCGCGAGTGAGGAACAGGCTGTTGCCGCCCATCGCCTCTGTCTCGTAGAATGCCTGTACATACTTGTACCCGATCATTCGCTGGATCAGGTTGTCGATGTACGTCTTGTTGATGTCAATCGCTGCGTCCATGATCTCCTGCGGGCCGTCAGCACGTTCCGCGAAAAGAGCGTCGTTGGCAACGATACGCATCTCAATGTACTGCTTGGCTTCGTTGAGCCGATTCGTCTCGTTGATGTCGGTGTCAAAAATGCCAAAGTTCCCATCAACCATGTCAACGGGAGCAATGCCCTTCAGCGTAGCATCAGCAAGAGTAAGGTCGGCCCAAGAACCCATGTCAGTACAGTTTAAGGATCAGGTGCGGGAGGCCCGAAGGCCCCCCGCTCCGTCACCATTGGATTAGGACTGGTCTACGTCGATGACGATACCAGCGGTGTCCTTGTCGTTAGCAACAACTTTGTCCCAGTTGGAACCAGTTGCGAGTGCTGCATCAGACGGGTTGGCACCACCGTTGGCAACATCCCACTTGTAGCCTTTCAGCTCCAGGTTGAAGGCGTACTCGCCCTGGAAGGCGTAGAGGATGTTCTCCTTCAGGATCGTTTCGTCCGTAGCCATGTACGGAGCTTCCGATACCGTCAGGACGGCAGCGTTCGGAACGAGGCCGAGGATGTGGTATTCACCGGGCGTTCCCGACGTAGCGAAAGCCGGAGCATCCGATACGAAAGCCGGGAGGCCGAGCGTACCAGCCTGTCCTTCGTAAACTGCGAAGTCGCCAACATTGCCGGAGGCAACGGAGAGCTGTGCTTCAACCAGCTTGTGGAAGGCGGCACCGTTCATACCCCAGCCTTTGACGCGACCGAAGGCGTCTCCGAAGAGGGCGCGACCACGGATCAGGGCCGTGTGGTCAATCGTTTTGTTGGAACCCGTGGCGGCGTAGTCGTAGACAACACCAGCGTTGTTGCGGAGCGCAGCAACGAGGGCAGCAACAGCGTCGTTGACCATACCTTTCATGGCTTCTTCTGCCATGTTCGGAGCGAGGATCATCGTCAGATCTTCGGGCGTACCGCCGATCTTTTTGAACGCATCGCGGGTCTGCTGGTAAGGACCGTATTTGCGGTTGAGTTTTACGCCGATTACTTCGTCCTGCGTCAGAGCCGAAGGCGTCAGCGAGGTCGAGGTGTCGGTGGTGTCACGACGCGATACGCCGCCCGAAGGACGGTCGAAGAAGCGAGTTTTGTCGTAGTCGCCTTCGCGGTCGTTGGTTACGAGGCGGATAACGCCATTGCCATCCTGGTTGAGGATAGCCACGTTCTGTGCCAGCGTTTCCGTGAACAGGGTCTGGAAGAGTTCGTTGCGTACAACGAAGTCAGATGCTTTTCCGATAGCCATTGTTTTCTATTATTTGGGGAGGTTCTTAAACGGTACCCCACCGCCCTTGGGCGTATAATACCCGTACTTCATAATGTAGTCAGCTTGCTCCTGGGTGGTCATGCTACCCTGAGTCAAGGTGTCAGCAGAAAAGCCGCCTTTATCTTGGCTTGGCCGTCCTGCCGAACTGGTATTACGGGCCTCATGCTTCAGATATACTTTGTAGGCATCATGCGATGCCAGCTCTGCTGCAAAGGCTTGTGGGGAAGTTGATGTTCCATTAACAGTCAAAGAGCCATTGTCGTCAAGACCGAACTTGTCGCCGAAGTAGACTTCCGCAGGGGATGGCTTACCGGGTTCGGGGCGGGTGACAAACGATTTGTCAAACCCTGCCTCCTCAAGCACGGGGCCAAGCTCACGGAACTTTACTCGCTCCTCAAGACGCTGTGCGCGTTCCTCCGCCTGAGTGAGCTTTTCACCCAATGGCTTCAGGTGGGCTGATTCCCACTGCGCTCTCAGCTTGTCTTGATCTACGCTCTTGCCGCCGTGCGATTCAAGCACCCTGGCGATGACTGTCTCGTCCTCGTGTGCCTTGTCCTTATGCACATGATTGGAGAACCGTCGCTGGATCTCATCTTGGATGGACTGCCCAAAACGATCCTTTGGAACGTAGGTAGTGTCAAGTTCAGTTTTAGAAAGAACAACTTTGTCCTCAGACAGCGGCAAGTATGTGTCGCCGTCTTTGACGAAATAACCTTCTGACATCACGATTACTTGTTTATGCGCCATCGGTAGCGCGTTACTCGGAAAGCATCACCGCATCTTTTGCCCTTCCGGTAAGGCTGGCCTATGCGGGTAAACCAATTTCTGTGAAGATACTGAGAAGGCTAAGTACGGCGCAATGAAATTTGAAAAAATAGTTAAGACTTAACTACAAGGTTGCCATTCTTGTCTTCTCCAAGCGTCGTGTACTTGTCGCTGTACTCGTATCCCGGCCATCCTGCACCCAAGAACTCAATCGTGGGGGCCTCAAATACCCGGTGGCATGGCTGCCCAGTCTCGGGGCATTCCTTGAGTGCCACATAGTCCTTCATGGACTGCTCGACTTCAAAGTAGGTGCCATCCTCCCGCTTGTATCCGTAAGTAGCCATTATCCCTCTCTAAATTCTAAGTGGCATCGGCAGTTGCTTTTGCAAATGCGTTCGCCGATGTTGATTAGTGTGCCGATTTTTACCCAACCCTTATCTGCCTCGGCAACGCACTCGGAACAGTGGTCAGCAGCAGCCAACACACTCTGCTCCTCGGTGTAGCCACGCAATGCCATTTCCTGGCGCAGGGCAGCCGTGTATGAAACACGACCGCTCTGCGCATACAGCTGTGTGCGGCGAATGAACCTACCATCGAATGGAAGCCCGCGCTCAATCTGCTGTGCGAACTTGGCAAGCCGCTCATACTGGAAGCGAAGCTGGTTTCCAACCCGGCCATAGTCGGCCTGGGACATCTGTGCCCACCCGCCACGAGCCAATGCACCGCTGACAAGATGGAGGTCCTTCAGTGCATCCTTCATGCCCGCTTGCCACTGCTGCACATTGATACTGCCTTCGCGCAATGCGGACGACAGGCTCATTATCTTTCGCTCGTGCCTATCAAGCACCTCATCCAAATAGGAGCGCACATCAGCAAAGGACACAAAGTTGCCGCTTTGGTTGATGTATCTGCCAGCAATCTCATTCCAGCGGTATGTGCTATCGTCGCCCAATATCCTCTGCCTTGGCATCAAGGAGGTCCATAGCCACCTCCGGTGCATTGGTGCGCCACATCACAGCGGCACGTTGGATGTCCTTGTCGCTGATCTCAATTAGCTTGTCAAGATCAGATTCGGTCCACTTTTCTGCCTTACCGCGCTTCATAGGCACTGACGGATTGGTTCTCCCTTGGCCTCCGAAACCATGATGCAATCCATGCGATTGATCTTGGATGACAAGCCATCAACTGTCCCCTCAAGCGCAGTGACGCGCTCGGGAAGGGAAAAGAAGGTGGCAAGCATCCAGATTATTGCACCAATGGCCACAGCGATATACATAACGGCATTGCCGCTGGATTTAGCCAGCAGTGGCGTAATCTGGTCCATTAGAGCTGTTCAGTTACAATTTGATCGGATCCCGCCTCGCGGACGCGACGGATGATGTCATCTGTGATCCCATGCCGAGCAATTTCAAGAGCAGTTTCAGCATCAAACAGGCTGCCCAAGGCGGCAATACTATTCGACTGCGACTGAGCAAGGCTCTGGATATCAATCGGGCGGAAGGAGCGGCTACGCTCTACACGCGCATTGAGCCATTCATCAGGCCGCTCGGGGGCCATGAGCTGCGATGACAAGAACATCCAGTCATTTTCGCACTCGTCAACCAGGTCCGTCAGGATTGACAGGAATGAAGTGCGGCCCGTAGCTTCGTTGTACGCGATCTCCGTTGCGCTGCGCTCAATGTTGCTGCCGTTCATCCGCTGGTGGTTCGTGACGTAGTACTGGCGCACCTCGTCGCTGAACACCTTGTAGGCGGTAGCACCGTTATTGGCGTCGGGGCTGATAAACTCCCAGTCACCCAACAGACCATTTGCACCCTCTGCAATCTTTGCCAGGGCCTTGTCGAACTTGGCCTCATCGCCCTCACGCAGCTTCAGGCGCGGATGGTTGATTACGCGGAAGTTCCAACGTGCATCAGAGAGCAGGTTGTACAGCATATTGTGATCCAACGCCATCTGGTAGCCCACGTAGCGACCCATAACATCAGACAGGCGG